CATCTTGATCGGGTCGCGGGTCGGGCTTCTCAGAAGCACCTACGCTAATTACAAAGAGGCGCGCCTGGCATTCTGGGAAGATACGATGCGCCCCGAATTGATGCTGTTTGAGGATGACTACAGCTATTATATGCAGTCGGACGATGGTGGGTTCGTGGCGTTCGACTTGTCCGACGTTCCGGCGTTGCGCAAGGATGTTCCGCAGCTCGTGACCGCCTGGGGAATGCTGGTGGATCGCGGCGTTCCAAAGGCGACAGCGGCTACCGTTGTCGGGCTCGACCTGCCCGAGCTGCCAGACGGCGAAGTCATGTATATGCCGCTCAATATGGTGCCCATGGGTGCGGAGGCTGAAGCGGCCGGCGATTCGGAGGAGATCCCGAACGCTGAAGAAGACACCAGGGACAAGCACCTGGGCGAGCTGGCGCTGGAGCTGAAGCGTGCGAATGACCTGCTGGAGGCAACGACGAGAACAAATGGACGCCATAAGATAAAGGAGCCGGCACTTGACCATTAGCGTTGCTGCCGCCCGCCTGAACCTGGAGAATGCCGTCCGCACCGTGATAGACGGCCTGGCGTTGCTGGGCATCTTCCCGATGAAGGGCTACGCGCCGGACGAAAGAAAAATGTTATGGCTTGCATTCGACCGCACCGCGCGCAGGTGGGAGCCGAAGTTCGAGGCTGGCGCACGCGAGGCGCTTGACCATGACCGGCGCGAGATCCTGGCGATCATTGGCGCGGCAAAGAAGGCGGCGTTGCGAGAGAAGGCGAGCGTCGACTGGAAGAAGCTGCTGAAGCAGATTGAGGATTACCTGGAAGAAGCCGGCGACGAGTTTTGGCGTGAAACGTTCGTACCGCTGATCGAAGGCATTGTTACTGACCAAGGCGAGAAATGGGCGGCACGGCTGGGTATCGAGTTCGACGTGCAGAATTTGCGCAGCAGGCAATGGTTCAATACCTATGTCCAACAGTTCTCGCAGCCGATCAACTCCACGACGGAGCGCGAGATTGCGCAGATCATGGCACGCGCGCAAGCTGAGGGCAGCAGCATTCCAGCGATCCAGAACCAGCTTGAGGCAATGTTCGAGCGCGAGATTACGGGCAGGCTGCCGGATGACCCGGAGTACGAATGGTTTATGGATCGAGTGCCGCCTTATCGCGTTGAGGCAATCGCGAGGACGGAGACAATATCCAGTTCAAACATGGGAACCGATGGACTATTCCATGACTGGGGTGTGAAGAAGAAGGAATTATTGGCGACCATGGACGACCGAACCCGCGACACGCATCTGGAGGCCGATGGTCAGGTTGTCGGGATCGATGAACCTTTTATTATCGGCGGCTACGAAGCTATGTATCCTGGCGATCCATCATTGCCGCCGGAGGAGCGGATTAATTGCAGATGCACAGAACTCGCAGTAATCGAGGAGGATTAAAGAACCCAAATGAAATCCTCATCGAGTTTTCTATGGCAAACCATACACACAGTTGCGAGATTACTTGGTGAGTCATCTTCGCAAAGCCGATATGGGATTTTATGATGAACTTCAATCGATCTTCTAAACTTATCAAGATGTTCTTGCGCAGTCATACCACAACGCGTACAACTAAATTTATCGCGCATTATTATCTTTTGGATAAGTTCTTCGTAGACTTTGAGTCTTGGCCGTGGTATCTTTCCGCCCCGCCATCGGGGATGGCTTTTTCCGGTGCGTTTCTTTTGGAATTCGCCAAAAACTCTTCCGATATTCGCTCTTCTCGTATCGTTATTTTTCCATTGGAGCCTAACCGCCTCGCCACCATGCCGAGGCTCAACCCCGGAACGCTTGAGCGAACGCATTACAGTTCTGAAGTTTATTTGAAAATGATCTGCGATCTGGCGATACGACAGTTCTTCGGTTATATAAAGGCGCTTAATGCCCTCATCAAGCGGCTCGCCTATTCGTGCGCTGATAACCTTTCTCTTCGCAAGACTATCGCAAGTCTTGGAACAATATTTGGGTTGAACTGTGCCAGCAATTATTGTTTCCTTTCCACATTCCAAGCATTTGACAAAAAAGTGTCTTGGCATAACAAAATCCTCCCGATCCAGGATAGCCGATATGGGTTTCGGTGGGGCAGGCCAGTTATCGGTGACTGGCTTTTCAGAACAGTTGATCAGACCGTTCCTATCCCAGGAGGGATTATATCATGATTGGTCATGATGTTTACCATTCTCTAATTCCTCTCGGCTGGCGCTGCCCGGTCTGCGAGCGCGTCTGGGCGCCGGACGTGAAGGAATGCCGGTGGTGCAACCGCACGCAAGATCCGCCGCTGTCGAACGCGACAATAGCCGTGACGATTATTGGACCGAAAGAGACGAAATGAGCGGTACTGATGACCCGAGGGCAATAGGTGGCTATCCACTCCCCGCCAATGTTGCCCAAGCGCTGATAGACTGGATTGCTGCCGGCGCTCCGCCAATCGAAATCATTCTAGCGAGACCAGATAAGCAGGCATTTTGGGATCGGCCATTTATCCTTACACACGAGATAGTCGAGGACGCTAAAATTATCGTGGAGAACTCCGAAACCAGTCAGACCGATACTCTATTTGGGTATCCGGTTGTCGAGGTAGACGACTTGCCGACTTGCGAGATTACCTTAGGGCCATCATTGTTTGAGGGAGTTGAATGATTCTCTCCGACCTCTTTCCTGCCGGCTCGCTGGTGTTTGACATCGGTGCATTCCAGGGTACGTTCACCTGGGCTGCGCTGGCGTCGCGTGCCAGTCGTGTGATCGCAGTCGAGCCGCAGCCGGACGCGGTTGGCTGCCTGCGCCAGATGTTCGCGGACGAACCGAGCGTCGAGGTCATTCATGGGGCGGTATGCGACCATAACGGGACGGCGGAACTGATCCAATGCCGGTCGATGAAATCAGCATCAACCATCGTGCCAAAGTGGATGCACGGGCGCTTCGAGGCGCACACCTGGGGAGACCCTGTCAAGGTTCCGGCATTCACGCTGGACAAGCTTATCGCAGATTACGGACTGCCCGCGTTCGTCAAGCTGGACGTGGAGGGCAGCGAGTGCGCCGCGATCGCCGGGCTGTCACAAGCGGTTCCTGCGCTGTCGTTCGAGTTCACGCACGAATACATTGACGACGCTCTGGCCTGCATCACGCGGCTGGACCTGCTTGGCGAATACGAATATGCCTACACCATGGGCGACGCGATTGCAGGGCTCGATTATTGGGAGCGGATGCCGGTGTTCTGGGCGTCGCTCTACTTCGAGATGCAGCAGGCGCCGCCGATTGCGTGGGGCATGGTTTACGCGAGGCTGGTGTGACTGAAACAGAACGGCGCGCCATGATTGAATATCTCAATGAGCAACGCAGGCATCTGATGGCGCAGGCGGCCGCCACAGAACGACTTATCGAAATGTTGAAAAACGGTCAAGAAATATTGTATAATAGGGAATATGAAAAGAAACCGAAGGTTAACGTAGGGGCATAATCATGACCATGAAATTGTTTGTTACTGGCGAATACTCTCCATATCCAGAGGAATGGGACGCTCTCAATGAGTATTCCCTTGTGTTGGCAGAATCGCCAGCGCAAGCAATTGAATTGTCTGGTCAGGAGCGCGCCTTTGAGGTCGATCTTAGTAAGCCATGCGTGCTTCTCACGATGCCTGATCCTTACCTGCATGCAGGCGATGATGAATAATATCTAATAATTTACCATAGGCTTCCCTGGACGAAACAGAGTTTCGTCACCCAGGCCCGCCGCCAATCAAGGCTTCCGCAAGTGCGCCCGCCGTTTTATACGGCGGGCTTTTTGTTTTCTGGCGAGAAATCGCCTGGAGGCGGACGATGAGTAAAAAAATAGACGACTATACCCAGCTTCCCCACTTTGAGCGCAAGAACTTCCCGGCGTTCATCAAATCGTTCGATGATGTCCAGGGGATTGTAGAGCATATCGTCGCGGTTATGGGGAATGTGGACGACGGCGGAGACCGCATAAAAAACGGGGGCTTCACGAAATCGATCACTGAACATGGTATGCGGGTCAAATGCCTAGATCAACACAGCATGGATTCTGTTACCAGGATTGTCGGCAAGCCAATAGCCATGCGCGAAATTGGCCCTGCAGAGATGCCGGCGGAGGTATTACAGCGATTTCCAGAGGCCACCGGTGGTCTGTTGGTGAAGACCCAATATGCCATGGATACATCGCGAGGCAAAGATGTTTATAACCTCGTGAAGGGTGGTTTTGCTCCCGAGATGTCGATTGGGTACGATGCCCTGGATACCGAATATGTGAAAGAGGTCGACCCGCAGACCGGGAAAGAACGAGTCGTGCGCGAACTCAAAACATTGCGCCTCTGGGAGTATTCCAATGTTGTGTTCGGGATGAATGCAGCCACCGCCACCCTCTCCGCCAAAAAAAAGCCGACCGAAGGCAAACCATATAGGGCGATTGAAGAGGGTGGCGTGTGGCGCGTCTACAAACTCGACGAGGACGGCGAACCGACCGGGGAACCGCTTGGAGAGCATGAGACCGAGGAAGAGGCCAATGCGCAGGTAAGGGCGCTGTATGCGAACGAGGGCAAGTCGATCAATCTATCTGAGATGGTCGATTCGGTGCGCACCGCTTTTGGCGCGCAATTCAATGGTTCGAACGGACCCTGGCGATATTGGGCGAGCGCAATTTATGACGATCATGTGATCGCTTCCTACGAATCCGATGACGGCATGGAGTATTACAAGATCCCCTATGCCCGAGACGAGAGCGGCGAGATTACATTTGCCGACCGGATCGATTGGGTTGAGGGCGTATTCGAGTTTATCGCCACGCCCAAATCTGGCAGAAAAGCCGGCCGCGTCCTGGCAGCCCGCAACGCCAAGCGGATCTTGGACGCGATGAATTTGCTGCATGAAGCCCTCGCGGACGCGGGGCTTATGGATATGCACGAAGAAGACGACGCACCTGAAAAGGCCGCGATAACGGAGCCTGAAACGGAAAAGGCCGGGCCGGATAAACCACCCACCTCCAACGAACTTGTAAGGCTAATTGAGATCGATTTGGAACAACTCAAACTGTTGGAGGTTTGACATGGATAACTACCGTGATTTGGAGGCCCAGTCCAAGAAGCTATTCGAGGACGCGAAGGCCATACTGACAAAGGCGGATGCATCCGCCGAAGATAAGGCTAAAGTCGAGCCGATGCTCGAAGAGGCCAAAACGCTGAAAGCACGAGCATTCCAGCTCAAAGACATCAGCGATAACTTGGGCGATATTGCCCTGCGACACGAGACAAAGCAGGATCCCGAAGAAGAGAAGGGCAAGCGCAAAGAACTGACTGAATTCAAGGATTGGGCGGAATACATCACCGCTGTCTACAATGCCAACCACAAAATGGTGGCGTTGCGTAAAATCGATCCCCGCCTGCAGTTCTTCAACGATAAGGGCGAGCCGACCGACAAGAAAACGCTGGTCGAGAATGTCGGCGCTTCTGGCGGCTTCCTGGTCCCAACCGAATTCCTGGCGCAGCTCCAGGCTGTAGTCGCCGAAAATTCCATCGTTCGCCAGCGGGCAACGATCATCCGTATGCGCCGGCGCCAGGTCGATATCCCCGTCCTCAACCAGACGGGGACGACCGCAGGTCAACCGCATTGGTTTGGCGGGATGCAGTTCTACTGGACCGAAGAGGCTGCAGCCAAGGATGCGAGTGATCCGTCCTTCCGCAAGGCAAGCCTGGTTGCACACAAGCTGGTCGGCTATACCTACGCCTCGGATGAGCTGGTTGACGACAGCGCCATCTCCCTGGGCGATTTCCTCAGCGGTCCTCTCGGCATGGCCGGTGGTATCGCCTGGATGGAAGACTACGCTTTCCTGCGCGGTACTGGTGCAGGTCAGCCGCTCGGTGTGATCAATGCAGGTGCGACGATCTCGGTTGCCGCGGCTGCAAACCCGCCTGCTGCTGCAAGCATCTATGGCGATCTGCTGAATATGTACGAAAGCTTCCTGCCGACCGGACGTGGTCTGTGGGTCTTCAACCAACAGCACATGAATGTGCTAATGGGGATGAACGGGCCTACCGGCAATGCTAGCTACCTGTGGGGCAATGCGACACAGGGGCAGCCGCCAACACTCCTGGGCTTCCCGTACATTTTCTCCGAGAAACTGCCGTCGCCCGGAACTGCCGGCTCGGCCCTGCTGGCCGACTTCCGCTACTATCTGGTTGGCGACCGCCAGGCGACCACCATCGAATCCACGCAGTATGACCGCTGGAACTACGACGAGACCTCCTACCGGGCGGTCCACCGTGTCGATGGGCAACCATGGCTCAGCGCTCCCTTAACTCTGGCTGACGGAACGGCGCAAATTTCTCCTTTCGTCATCCTTGGTGCCAAGACGACTTAACGAACAATAGGGGCGGGGGAAACTCCGTCTCATGATGGAGGTAACAAAATGGCTGATTATACAGAACGCTTTTCGGAGGTCGCCGCCTATCTTGGCGGGATCAACCCGGCCAGCTACAACTCGGAGCAAAACTCCGGGTATGTCTCGCTGGCGAACTATCACCGCGCGGTGATCATCATCCATGCGGGTGTGCTCGGGCAGGACGTTGATGTTGACGTTGAAGCGGCCCAGGACACCAGCGGCACCGGACCCGGCTCCTTTGACAGCGCATCGAAAGACATCACCCTGACCGCCACTACCGACAATAACACAGTCAGCGTGATCGAGATCCGCACCGAGGAGCTTGACATCGCTGGCGGCGACGATTGCATCAACCTGGAAATGACCCCTGCCGGGTCTTCCAGCATCTTCGGAGCCCAGATTTGGGGCCTTGTACCGAGGTTCGCGCCGGTCGCAACCACTAACCTGGACAGCGTGACCGACTAGCAACCCTCCCATCTTGAAACCGGGGCAGGCTTCCTTTTCCTCCTTCCCTGCCCCGGTAGAAGGACGGCAATGAATGTGGATACAGCTCACTTCGACACAGCACATCGAGCAGCGTGGGGTAATGCGTGCATATCATCCCGGCGACTGGATCGAAGTCGGCAAGCAGATGGCGATGCTCCTGTTGAGCAAAGGCGAGGCCATCCTGCCGGGGCAAAATGCGGAAGTACCCATCGCCTCACTGGTTGCGTCGAGCAATGCAGGTGTGGTCGTGCCGTCCGGTTGGCTGGCCACGGCGAAGGAGAAGCTGCCGGCATGGAACATCTTTGAGGGCGAGCCGGAGGCGCGTTTCGAGCGCACAATCATTTGGAGCCCCGAAGTCGCAATCAATCCGCCATTGTTCTCGGTTGGGCTGAGCTTGCTGGATAGGTGGGAAATCGCTGTACCGCTCTATGACTACAAGGTGCTGGCGATCAGCGTGGGAACCGATGAAGAACGCGAGCGGACGAAGGCAGTCATCCACGATCTGCGCGTTCCACTGTATGACATCCGCCTGATATTCGCAAAGAAAACGTTGGATACAGGCCGGCTGTTCAAGAAGTGGAAGGATGAGCCGGGCGACGAACGCAGGCTGGCTTTTTTGCGTGCGCTGTACGTGACGAAACCGTTGATTCTGGCGCTGCCGGCGACTTGGACTGGATGGAATTATGCCCAGTAGAGGTGCGGTCTATATCGCCTATGGTGCCAAGGCGTTTGGCGAGGCAGCCACCAGCCTGACTAGCCTGAACCGGACTAACCCAGGCATCAAGTCGATCATGCTGTCTCAGCCTGTCGAGGGCGCAAGTAGCGATGCCCAGGCGAGCAGGTGGGCGAAAGTCAACCTGGACCAGTTATCGCCATTCGACCTGACGCTCTACATGGACGCGGACACGCGCCCGCAAGGTGATTTGTCCGCAGGCTTCAAGATGCTTGCGGATGGTTGGGAACTGGTGATCGCGCCCAGCGAAAACCAGGGCGTCGAATGCCTGTGGCATGTCAGCAAAGACGAACGAGATTTGACGCTCAAGGAGTTGAGCAGAATACCGCTGCAGCTCCAGGCCGGGATTTTCTTTTTTCGCAAGACGCCGGACATACTGCGGCTTTTCGCTGTCTGGCGCGAGGAATGGGAACGCTACCGCGACCAGGACCAGGCTGCGCTCCTGCGTGCGCTGGACAGGCAGCAAATCAAGATTTGGCTATTAGGCAGACCGTGGAATGGCGGCGCAATCGTGCAGCATCTTTATGGAAGGTGCAGATAGAAAGGATCAAGGAAATGGATAAGGATTTTTTGAAACACGCGAATGAGTTGGTTGTTTCGAGCTACAAGATTTCGGCAACATATGGTGTACCGCTTGAGATTACTGCTAATTTTGGTATGTACATTTATCCTGAGCAATGCACCGAGGAAGAGATGGCGGAGATCTATAAAAGACTGGCGCATTTCTTTCACTCCGAATCGATCAAGTTGACGGAAGAGAAAGGTAT